CAACATCTTTTTTCATTTTTTCTGCCATTTTTCTAATAGCGTCAGTTCCTGAGCCGCCATCAATTATATCTGTTAACGCTGTGGTTCCAGCAGAATCAAAACTTTCTATCATAACTTTTCTTAGTTGAAAAAACTTATCAAGTTGATTTGCCATTACTGTTAACTGAGCATCCATTATCTCTTTTTGAGTTTGTAGTTCTTGAGTCTTTTTCTCGTAAGTATCTTGTTGGTCTTCATCTAATTTATTAATTTGAACTTGTCTATTTTTAATCTCTAGTTGTAAACTGAGTGACTCTCTTTCTAAATGGTCTATTTTCATTTGAGCAACAAGTCTTTTTGTATGGCTGTCTTTTAGTTGGTTAGCTAATAGTAACTCTACTTTATCTAAGTTTGCCATTGCTTTTTTAAGTTTTACTGATTTATTTAGCAAATCATAGTTTTGAACTAATATTTTTCTTTCGTCTAATATTAATTGTGCCTGTTCTCGTGTTATGCCTAATTGTAGTTGAAGTAGCGTAGTTCCTACAGACAAAATATCAGTACTGTAACCCATTTCTTTTGCTTTCTTTTGTTGCTCTTCTGTAAGGAATTGTTCTATCTTTAAATTTTCTATTCCTTTCTTATTAACTACGTCCTGTGCAGCATCGTACTGTGTAAATACTGCCTTAAGTGCTGACCCTATTTTTCCAAATTCATTTGGTTTTGGTAACCCAAGTTTTAAGGACTCGCTTAAATCATCTAAAGGTTGTTTCATATCTGCGATTGATTCGATAAGAAGTTTTGTTGGGTCAGTGCCTTTAGAAAGTGATTCAAAAAACGCTGCAAAAGCAGGAGTTATTTTTAGGATTGTATTTCCTGCTTCATCTACTCCTTCTACTGCTAAATCTGCAAAAGATAAAGTAGTAGCGTCAACTGCTGTACGAATTCTGTCCATAGTTTGTGAATATTCTGCAGAATCTATATCTAATCCTTCTAACTCTTTTATTGTCTTAATTATATTTGCGTATGCGGCATCATTCATTCCTGCCCTATCTATAGAGGTTGTGTCAACATTATAGTTACCTTGTATTTTTCCACTGGACTCGTCTTGACTTCTTTTCTTTGAAGCGTCCATTAAAGCTTTCAATGCTGCACTAGAATCGAAGCCCATAGTGTCGCCTAACTGTATAGCTCTTATTATATCGTCTACTAAAACGGACAATCCCGTTTTTTGAGCATCTTTTGAAAACTTAGTATCAATCATTCCTTTTTCAATTGACTCAATTGTCTTGTCGCCCATAGTTTTTAAATCAGCGTCTTTTAATATATTTGCTAAATGGTCTACTGCTTTTGCCATTTCCATCATAGGATTTACGCCTTCCATTATTGCGTCGCCTATTGCTTTTATCTTGTCTACTTTAAATCCATTGATTGCTCTATTTAACTCTTCGCTAGACTCTCTAGAATTATCTACTTTCTCTTTTAAATCTTGCATGGCTTCTTTTGCTCTTGCAACTCCAGGTATCATGTCATAAAACATAGTACCAATAGAAAAGGCAAAGAAGGCTCCCATTGCAAAGTTTGCGGCAACTCCTAAAAATCTGAGTTTGACTGCAGCTTTTTGTGCAAAAGTAACAAGCGCTCCAAAAGTATTTGCTGCTGTAAGTTTTAATCTTATTAATCCTTTTTCTGCCATTATAACACCAGAATTAAGATTTAATCCTACTTTTTTACCTGTAGCTTTTGCTGATAGTACAATTTTTCTATACGCTGCTTCTTGAATAGCTATTTGTCTTTTCATAGACTTTCCTGTTGCAGCCTCTTGTTTTTTAAGACTATTTATATAAGCACTTATAGACCTTTTTTGGTTAGCAGCAGATTTATTAAAGAATGCTTTTTCATCTACTCCTCTTTTCTTTAATGAGGCTCTAAAAGCTTTTGATACTTTATTTGTTGCGGATGTTTGTACGTTACTTAACTTTTTATACTTTCTACCATTATTTTCTAGTTCAAAATTTAAATCTTTTATTCTTTGTTTTGAATTATTTGTCCAAGTTTCAACTGCAGTTCCTGCTTTTGCTAATCCTGGTAAAACGTCATTTGCTAATCTAAGTGCAAATATGGTTAAAAAACCACCTAATATTAATTTGTTTCTATCTAAAAATCCTATAAGAGCATTTATAGCTGGTAAAACGGCTCCACTTATTGCAATACCTATATCACTTAATGAAGTAGTAAAAGCACTAATCTGGTTTGTTAAACTATTTGCGTCTTCTCCAATTGCTCCAAAATTATCATTCAACTGCTTTTGTACTTCATTATAAACAGCTGTTCTTCTTTGAGCAATAGTAAGTTTATCAGCACTTGCACCTATACTTGCAGCATAGTTTCTTGTAGCTATGTCTAGTCTTAAAATGATACCAAGTTCATCGAGTAGTTCTGGTTCGGCTTTTGTCACACCACGAATCAATCTGTTGAACGAATCTGTCATATCTCGACCTAAAGCAACAGAAGCATTTTTTGCTCCTTCAGTTAATCCTTCTATTTGGTCTGAGGTAAATCCTGCTGCTGTAGCAATAGCTGTTTGTTGAGCGGCTGTTTGGAAATCAAGCAATCCATTTGCTGCTTCTCTAACTCTATTTGTTATCGTAAGCATAGACGTACCTGTAATTTCTGTAAGTCTTTGGAAACCTTTGATTTGTTGTTGAACATTTTGAGCTTGTTCTAACGCTCTGAATGCGGCTGTTACAGCAAAGACTGTTGATGCAAGAATCGCGTAGGACTGCACGAGGCCGCCAGTACCTTGCTGTAAACGTGAAAATGATTTGGACGCGGATTCTGTACGTCCAGACATAGATTGTAGATTTCTACGAGTATCTCCTGCGGATTTACCCAGTTTGTCTACGTCTTTACCTGCTGATTTGGCTTTTCTACCTAACTGTTTAAGAGTACCGTCATCGGTGACCTCAAAACTTATAATTGCGCCTTTTTTCTTTTTTGCCATTACCTTTTCATTTTAGCTTTACGCTCTTCTGCATCTCTTTTTGCTTTTATGGATGCGTTAATCTTTTCAGAATTATAATATTCAATATGTTTTAAGAAATACAAAGACTGCTTTGAGTCTTCTATATCTAAAACGTTTAAGTAAGTTTCTAAGGCTGAGTAGTCTTTTCCGAGATAGTAGCCATTCATACCGTCCCATCTTTCAGATAGAAAGTCATGAAGCATGAACGCTTCCTGAACTTCCAATGGGAAAATACTTCTATCTACAGGCATCTTATCTGGGTCAGGTTCTTCGTTTAACTGCTCACAGACAGCTAGATATTTTTCTAGGTCTATACCTGTATCTTTATAGCTTCTTTTTATAAGTGCAAGTATATAATTTACTTGCTTTGCGTAAAATTTTCCAAATCGCCTACAGTATCAGTTACCCATTGGTCAAAATCGCCTGAGTTCTTCATTAATAACTCAGCATTTTCTGCTGTGTATTGAAGTTCTTCTTCGGGGTCTTGTCCACTTACATCTACCAATAGAAACTCTTCTAAGTATTTGTATTTTAAACCTGTCCATCCTTTTATAATTGAACTAACGTATTCTACTAAAAATAGTTCTTCATCGAGTGAATCTTCAAAAGCTCTTGTCTTTTTGTTAAACTTTTGTTTCATACATTTGTTTCTAAGTTTAACTAATTCTTCTCTACTTAAATATGTTAGGTCAACTGAAAAGCCATCATAACCTGGATAGTCAATTGATACTGTCTTGCTTGGAGTTAATAAACTCTTAAGCGAAACGGGTTGTGTTTTTACTTCTTTTTGTTCTGTCATTTTTTGTCCTAAAAAGTGGGAGGGTCGAAACCCTCCCGAGTTTTATTAATCTACTTTATATGTTACTTTAACTTCGTTAGTTGCATCTGCTGCTGTTGCTGATGATAAATCTGTAGCTAAGCCATGGAAAGCCACGTCTACTGATACTACATCTTCAAAACTATGAGTTGGTAACTCTAAGTGTGCTTTTGGCACATCAACTACTACTCTAGGAGTAGCTGCTGTTTGTCCACCGATTCCGAAAGCTAAATCAAAAGCGTTAGTAATAACTCCTCTTGATTCTTGAAGCTTTTCGAATAAGTCCATAGAACTATTAGAGTCTGAATTTAGATAACAAGTAAAGTTACCTGAGACACTTCTAGTTCCAGTTACATGACCAATCGGTAGGTTTACTGTACCTAGTGTTTCTGGTGTTAAATATGTGAGATTATTCTCAATTGTTATATTTCCACCTGTTAACGTTATACTATAAGCTTGGTCTGAAGCTCCTAAGTCACCTAATGTTCCTGTAGACTCTGAAGCATCATAAGTTATAGATAAATCTGTTAGTTTGTTTCTGATAAAGTTAGTTGTTGAGCTAACTCCTTCAGCAATTAATCCTTTTGCGGTTAAACCACCTGCGCTAGTGTCTAACGCAGCTACCTCTTCTATTGTTTTACCGTTTCCAGACCATGCGATTTGAGCAATACCTTCTATATCAAAATCAATTGATGCAGAACCTACTGAACAATCTGATAGTTTGTAAATAGTTACGTCACCTGAACTTGCATATGATGTTGGTGTAGAATCTTTTGCAGCTCCTAGTACAAAGTACATATCAAATGTTCCTATTTGTACGTTATTAGAATTTGCAAAATCGAAAGCTAAACCGCCTGTGCCTGTTCCTGATGTAAAGTCTCCTCCACATGCTTTGTCATAGTCTTTTGCACTCATAGCAGCCCATAGTGGGCCCTCTACTGCAAAGTGAGCGTCTGCTGCGGAGTGTTCTCCACTAACAAAAGCTGCTGCACTACCTGACTTTGTAGGTCTCATATAAGTACTAAAGCTCCATTCTGCCGGCGCGAAAGAGTCAGTAAACATTGCTCTGCCTCTCTTACTATAACCCGCTGATGTAGCTGCTTCGCTTAATGTCACCTCTGAAGTATTTGTGCCTTGGCTGAAAGAAAACCCATCCAATACAGGTATCTCATACAGAGCTGTATTAGCTGTAGTGCTATCTTCTGACCATTCCATAAATACTTTGGTATCTCTACTAAAGAAAAATGCCATTATTTTCTCCTAATTAATATCGAATCTCTAAGGTGATTTCTCCTACACCCAGAGGTTCTAATACGCCTTCATCTGTATCTACAGTACCGATTGTTGTTTGTACTGTATTATGAGATGTTCCTGTTGAATCATAGTATGTTAGTGGGTCGTTATCCTCTATTACCGTTTCAACATCTTCTAACAATTCTTCGAGTGCTTCGATAACATCACTGTCATCTGAAACATAACATCGAACTGTTATTCTTAAAAATCTAAATCTGAATCCACCGCCATCATATTCACGGGTTTCAGTACCTGCTCCAACGTGTATTGTTGGGAATTCGTTTACTTCATCCCAAAACTTTAGTCGTCTTTCTACACTTGCAACTGAAGTTCTAAAAGGTGCGCTACCATTTATTTCTTCTAGTTTCAAACAGAGTGCTTCAACTATGGCACGACGTCGCGTGGTATGTTTCCTTGCTAATGTCGATTCCATTATTGTATCTCTATTCCAAACCTTGCTCCAACTAATGCTGTAGCTACTTGTCTAATTGACCTTTTTATTAATCTCTCTGGGTCTCTCTGAGCTGTATACATTTTCCCTCCTGGAGCAAAAGTTTCATAAGGATTATTCATGTAACTTGCTTCAATCATTGTATTCCCACCTCTTGGACCTTGTGTTATATTCTCTACTCTTACTGAGTTTGCGAATCTACCTGTTCTATATTGTAGTGCAGGAGATACCATATTTTTTGCTACTGTTTGAGGTAACATTTCATTTAATAAATTCTTTAAAGTCATCGGGTTACTGCGTCCTTGTGTTCTCATTCCCGAAGATACTCTAGGTAATCCTTTTCTTGCTGTTCTTTTTGCTGGTTTAGTAGTCTTTCTACCTTGTACCATTCCTGTATTACCTTTTTTAGGAGTTTTCATTTCTGAGAAAAGTCTTTTATTAACTTTTAGTCTCATATCAGGATTTGCTTTATGAGGAAACAGATTTTGTATTATATATTTTGGTCCTTCTGCTATGACATTATCTATAACACTCGGACTTCCTCTTACTGCTAACACATCAAAAGGATGATTTTCCATATGTTGCTGTACAAAGTTATTTACATTTCTTTCAACTCTGTCTAGTATAGAGTTTATTGTTCTAGTTAATCTATTATCTACTCCTCTATCCCAATCTTTCATAGCATCTGTATAAGCTGCTCCTTGAAAGTTAGACCCTCTACCTAGTGCAAAACTTACTGTAATTACATTGTCTAAAACATAAGTATCTGTACTTGGATTTTTAGTTCTACTGTTTCTAGTAGCCAGTACTCTTATAGGGTTTCTGCTCCACCCCATTTCTATGTGAATTAAATCATTAAAACTTGATGTTACTACTTCTCTTAAAGTTTCATCGGGAGTTATTTGATTTAACTCATCGATTAAAGACTCAATCTCTCTACTTGCTTTTGGCATGGCTTGTTCGATACCTACCATTCCTAAAGTAGTCTTATCATCATTTCTGTTCGGACCTCCATGGTGTCCGTGCATACCAGTTTTTATATCTCGTTTATCTGAAGCACCGATACTAATACCTGTTTTTACTTCCAGAGCTCTTAATGCTGCATTTTTAGCTGCTCCTGTAGCTCTTTGTTCTTTACTATTTTTGCCTTCTCTTGTGCCTGTTGTTCTCGATACTTTAGTTACTACTACTCCACCTATGCCAAATTTAGTTGATATATGGTAAGGTTCATTACTTTTTTTAAATTCTTTTCTAAGAGTTTGATTAAAGGCTGCTCTCATTGTTTTTGCATGCCTTCTTTGCTCTACAGGAATGTTTGCCTTAACCATAGCAAACTCACACCATTCTTCTATGTATTTTTTATCATATACATAGGATTCTATCATATTTTCGCTTAATTCTTTTCTACTTTTTGCTTCCGTTCTTTGAATAATATCTAGTATCTCTGTTTTTAATTCTTGTATTGCCATTAAATAACAACTTTATACAAATCAAGTACTCTTTTGATATGGTCTGGAAAATCAGTACTATTTCTAATTCCAGCAGTGCCTTGATTCTGTAACTGAGCGCCACCTAAAGTTCTTCTTTCTTTATGTTCGTCTTTCATGTAATAATTTACTAAGTCGAACAGAGCTAGTTGTAAATCTTTTGGAGTACTTGCGTAACCTGCCTTATATGTAATTCTAACCGCACCTACACCTTTCTTCCAAGGTATTTGATTGCCAGTTTCATTAGTTCTTATAAGAGCATCGGCTTCTGCGTCTATATAGTACTCATATTTAGTCGTAAGTAATTCTTGATAATCATCTGAATAACTTCCTCTTTCCTCTACTTTATTAACTGATACTAACGGACTCTCGCTGACTATTATCGTTGATGTGTAGTTATCCTCAATCGTAAAAGTTTCTACTTTATTCGTACTGTAGTAGTCAAGAAATGAGACTCCACAGTATTTTTTAACTAAATCAGATACTTGAGGTACAATTATTGCAAGACGGTCGTCGTCTTTTTCGCCTCTTAGACCTTCTGCGTCTTTGTATTCATTTACTGTAATTAAATCTGCCATAGTTAAAAAGTGGTGGGTTATAGGTAACCCACCAAAAACCTGATAAGCTAATATTAGCTAGCTTTGTACATCCAACCCCACTTAGAAGTTGCACCGTCGATTAGGTCAATGAAACCTAGTCTTTGAGAAGCCACTAGGACTCTTCTTTGGTTTGCTACTTCGTAGTCTGATTCAATAGTAACACCTCTTAATCTTGGCATTACATAGTTTCTTGGGTTAACAGCGATAGCTGCGAATTTAGAAACTGCTGGAGTAGCGAACTCGTCACACATTAAGACTCTAGAGCCATAAACCTGTCCGATTTCACCATTTAGCTTAGTAGCCATGTCGCCAACTAGGTTAGCATCTTGGAACTCAGCATCTTCTAGCAATTCATAGTAAGACCTTTGTGAAACAATATATACTACTTCACTTGGGTTTATACCATATTTACCCATGTTCTTTCTCATTTCAAGTAAGTCAGTTGCTACAATTTTATCAGATGCAAAAGCAGTTGCTGATTGTGTGTAGTCACTGTCATTTCTTGCTAAGTGTAAAAGACCTTCAAAAGAAGCACCTGAGGTACCGAAAGCACCGTCAGCATCGTCACCAGCTAGGATAGCATTTTCGATTGCTCTAGCGTGAGACCTTACCATTGACTCTCTAATTAAAGGAAGTATTGGCATGATTGCATCTTCTTCAGTCTCGTTACCTAAGTAAGATTGTGAAATAAGTTTTTTGGTTGAAAGAGTTCTTTCTGTTAAGTCGATACCCGCACCGTTAGCTGGGTCGTAAGCGTCCCCTCTAGGGTCTAAGTTACCGTGTGGTGCACTACCTGAAGCAGTTTGGTTACCTGTGAACTCAGCATAACCTGCATCTGGTAGAATTGGGATAATCATGTTAGCAGAATTCATAGCTATTTCTCTAAATAGAGGTGCTAATACTAATTCGTTTTGAATATCTCTTTCTATATTTGTTGATACGATTTGCTCGAAATCTTGTGAAGAAACTTGAACACCTGAATGCTCGTTAACTTTCTCCATAATACCTTTAGCATAATCATTGTCCCAACCTTTACCAGTAGCTAAACCAGCAAATTTTGCGTCAATAATATCGTTCTCGTAAGCTTTTTTCCAGTCGCCTTGACCTTGTCTGTCGTTGAAAATTCTTTTTGATTCTCTGATTGACATGATTTCTTCTGATTTCTCAGCTAGTTGCTTCTCTAATGAGTCTACAACTGATTTTAAGTCTTCATGTTGCTCAGAAACTCTTTTTTCTACGTCATTCATAAGTCTCTCAGCGCCTGTTAAGCCAGCTTCGATAATAGTTTTTTGCTCTTCCTGTTTTGCTTCTTGAACAGCCTTCTCTTCAGCTTCAACTTGAGCTTGCTTTTCAGCCTGCTCAGCTTGTGCTTTTTCGTCTGCTGCCTTCTGTTCGGCTTGCTTCATCGCAATTTTAGTCGCAGTATCTTCTGCTACTTTTTTTGCAAATGCTTCAAGATCGATTGAAGTTTCAGGAGATTTTCTTTCTTCTGACATATCAGTCTCCGTTGATGAGGATTTCTCCTCGCTTGGCTGCTCAATTTTAACAGC